ATTAACAACAACCTCAGACGTACAGTTTGATAGTTTAGGAGTAGGAGTTGCTGCAACAGGAGCAACAGGAGAAATAGTAGCTACAGGAGACATAACTGCATACTACTCTTCAGATGAAAGATTAAAGGATAACATTACTCCTCTAAGTAATGCATTAGATAAAATAAATCAAATAGGAGGATATGAATTTGATTGGAATAGTGATTCTAGCCATAGCGGCCACGATGTTGGTGTTATTGCTCAAGAAATCGAAAAAGTGTTGCCAGAAGTAGTAGTCGATAGAGATACCGGATACAAGGCAGTTCGTTATGATAAAATAGTCGCGTTATTAATAAATGCTATTAAAGAGCAGCAGTTACAAATAGATGAGCTGAAGTCAAAGCTCTAGCGACAGAAACCAAATTATATGGAAATGACATACCCTTCCTGGACATACCAGGGTAGGATCTTCAACGATATATTAGACTTCCCAGAAGGAACTTACGGCTTTATTTATGAGGTTTTTCATAAACCCTCTGGCTTAAAGTACCTTGGTAAGAAAGTATTGTTTTTCGAAAGAAATAAAAGATTAGGAAAAAAAGCTCTAGAAGCTTTAAAAGAAGAAAGAAAAGCAAAAGGAATTGGAGGACGTACCCCACTTAAACAGAAAGTAATAACAGAATCTGATTGGAAAGAATATTACGGTTCTCATCCTAAAATAAAACAATTAGTTGCAGACTCAAAAGACTTGAGAAAAGATTTTGAAAAAAAGATACTCGATTTAGTTCCCAGCAAAAAACTCTTAACTTATTATGAGTGTAAACATCTTTTTAAAAACGATGTGCTAGAAACTTATAGCCATCAATATATAAATGATAATATCCTAGGTAAATTTTACAGAAAAGATTTTGAGTAAAATGTATAAAATAGTTATAGGTGTTCATAATAATATTTCAAGTAAAGATACTGTCTATCAAGACCACGTAAGAGCTATTACTTTTTTTTCATTACTGAATTTAAAATCATCTGATAAAAAAAATATAGATGAAAATATTATAGAAAGAAATGATATAGACGAAATTATTGCTGATGCATATAAAACTAAAGCCGAATGGCTATTCCTTTCTTCTTATGGAATAAGAATATTAGATACTTCTATAATAGAAAAAAGCATTAAACACGCTGAAGAAAATAACTGTAATTTTATAGGACATCCTCTCCAAGTAAGTTATCCTAGCACAGGATTAGGTGAAGGTGAATTTTTAATACACCCTCAATGCATGTTAATAAATCTAAAGGCTTGGAAAAAAATAGGCAGTCCTAAATTTGGCGAAAAAACTATCTCTACTTTAGTCAAACATATACCAGAAAGAAGTGAAGAAAATATTCACGACGATTACACCCCCTTGTGGATTAAACCCTCTGGTAAAAAAGTACAGTACGACGGTTTCCTAGATACAGGGTGGGAGTTTATACAGGCAGCAATGGAAGGAGGAGAATCAATAATTTCTTTTCCTCAATCTGTAGGTCAAATGAAACACTATCTATACCCAGAGTTAGAAAGTAAGTATTTAGCAGAGTTATTAGAAGGTAACTTAGATGAAGAAAAGTTTATTAGAGATAATGAAGCAACTGATAATTCAAAAGTAGAGTATATAACTCAAACCAGTTTTACACAACATAAAGGTAGAGTTTATATCTTTAATCATAATGACAGTGATACTTATAATGCAGATTACGATACTCCAATCCTTGATAATCTCTACTCAACCGCTTCAGGATTAAAGGCACTTAAACTGTTAAAATCAAGTAACTGGAATGAGAAAACTAAAATAGGATTTTATGATTACAGTAAAGCTTCTTTAAATCTAAAAAAATGGTTTATACAGAATTGGGATGGAGTTGACTATATTGATGCATTAAAGTACTATAAGTTCAACGCTGTCTGCGAGTGTTGTGATGCTCCTATAGAATCTATCTACCAATGGAAAAAAGAAGTTGATATAATAGAAGATGAAAAAATACTTCGTAAAAAGTTTGAACAAACAGTAGAAGAGTTTGGAGGAAAAAAAGCTTGGTTATCTTTCTGGAGCAAATTTAGAAATTTAGATATTGAATTTATACAGGCAGATGTTTTAGGAGATTTTTCTAGTTTAACTGAACACATGAAGAAAAACAAAGGTAATAATGTTATTTGGTTAAGTAATATATTTTTTAGTGAACCCGTAATTAGAAACTATAGACCAAATTTTGTTGAAGAAAAATATAATCTGCTGGTAAAAGAACTCAAAGGTAGTAGTTTAGATATAGAAATATTAGGTACTCATCCTTTAACAGATAAAATCTATAATGAAAACACCCAATAGCGTTAAAAACTTCTTTAACGACGAACCTATTGAATTCGATTTTCGTCCAAAAGAACTCTTAGAGGTTGAAAATGATTCTCAAGTAGTTAATTGGGTTATAAATAAAAGTAAATGGCCTTACCTACCTTTAGTACTGCCAGAAGCTCCTTATACTGAAATGCTTTCTGAAGCACAAAACCTTAAAGACTTATTTGTAAATCATAGAATAGAAGATAACCTACCAGTAGACTATAATAATAAAGGTTGGGCAAGTATTTGTCTACATGGTGAAGAATGGAACAAAACCGAAAGCTTTAATCAATACCCAGAACATAAAGGAAAGACTGAGCAGGATATAGAATATAAATGGTGCGAAGAAATTACATCTAAATGCCCAGTAACTACTGATTACTTTAAAAAAAGTTTCCCTGCTCAAGAATATTATAGAGTTAGGTTTATGTACCTAGAACCTAACGGGTATATTCAACCTCATAGGGATAGAGACCATAGTATGTTGTTTCCTGTTAATATTGCTTTAAACAATCCTGAAGGGTGTATTTTTAGAATGAAAGATAAAGGTGATGTACCTTTTAACCCTAAAGGAGGAGCATGTTTAGTAGATATATCTAACACACATTCAGTATGGAACAATAGTGATACTGCAAGAATACATATTATAGTTCACTTTAAACAAGATTCTAGATTTAATAATGTTATAGTGAATAGCCTACATGCTATGAATTTAGGTGATATTTATAAATATAATAATACATTATGATTAAACTAAAAGAAGTAATAGGATACCCATCGCTACAGTACCACTTAGACAATAAGCTCTCATTACACGAGCATGTCTACCGCTATAACTCTGAAGCCTTTATACAATTGTTTAAAGAAGCAAGAGAAGCTCTTAGCAACGAGGATATCGAACTTAGCGAAGAAGATATAGATCTTTTAGAAACTACAGATATAGGAGAGTACGGAGATTATAATGGAATGAAAGTTCCTTTAGACTTACCAATGGTATCTGCAGGAAAAGCAAATCCACTATTTGAAATAGGATGTATGATTGATAGTATGATTGAAAATGAAGATACTATTGATGAAGCTACTTCAATTGAGGAAATGATTGACTTCGACTTAGTAAAAGAATTAGTAGAATCAATCGGCGGTACTATTAACATGGAAAACTTTAGAAAAGCTGTTAAACTACAGAATGAATCTTTTGATTACTCTGGCTTTGATATGCTTAAAGCTTCTGTTGATTATATGAATGAAGCAGAGTACCAAGGTAAAAAAGTAGCACTTAACAAACCAAAGCGTGGAGGATCTAAAAAGTTCTACGTTTATGTTAAGTCTAAGAAAGGTAACGTTAAGAAAGTATCATTTGGTGATACTGGATTATCTGTTAAGTTGAAGCAAAGAGGAGCTAGAGCATCATTTGCAGCTCGTCATAAATGTTCAACAAAGAAAGATAAAACAAAAGCAGGTTATTGGTCTTGTAATATAGGCCGTTATTGGAAATCACTAGGTGGCGGATCAAACTTCTCAGGTTACTGGTAGACCTTATTCTGAAAAAAAAGAAAACGGTTATACAATAAGAGAGTTCTCTCACGATACTCCCTCATTTGAATTCGTATGGCATAGAGACAAAGAAGACCGTTGGGTTGAATGTACTCATGATACTGACTGGCTATTTCAGTTAGATAATGATATTCCACGTAGATTAGCAAAAGATAAACTATTTATACCAAAAGAGACATATCACCGTTTGATAAAAGGAACTGGTGATTTAGTTGTAAAGATATGGCAAAAGGATTAACTTTAGGTAACTACGTAGGTAGCCCTAAAAAAAAGAGACCAGGCATTCATGCTAAGTCTAAAACATCAAAGCTGAAAGGTAGTAAACATTATCAAAAGGCTTACAAAGGACAAGGAAAATGAAACTAAGTAAGATTATACTTGAAGGATGGAACGACAATTTGAAGGTTAGTTTAACCTACACAAATGGTGCCAGACTATATTCAATTAGTTTCAATGGGGAAAAGCAAAGAGGTGATGATCACCAAAAGGCTATTGAATTTATTCAAAAGACAACAGGAGTTGAAGTACCTACAAGAGCTTATTACCACGATGACGAAGTATCAAAAGTTATTGATGGTTTAAAATTAAAAGGAATCGAAGCCGATTCTTTTGAAATAGATGTCAGTTAAAATTTAATATTATGAAGTTATCAAAAATTATATTAGAAAATAAAAAATACGTAGTAAGAGAGCAACTTGACCTTTCTGATGAGGATGTACTTAAACTTGCTGAAGCTATTACTAATAAACTATCTGACTACTTAGATATAGATAACAAAACACTACTACACCAATCAGTATCAGCTGCAATCGGTGACCTTCTACAAAATAACGAGATATAGTTGTCTATTAAATAATATGTTCTTATCTTGTAAGAGATACGGACTGGTTTATGGATTACACTTTCCTTTTAGGATCTATTGAAAATATTTTAGGCAAAAGTCATAAGAGAGCTAGAGATAACTATGCTTTTCATTGTCCCTTTTGCAATCATCGCAAACCTAAGCTTGAGATTAATATGGCTACTAACGAGGAAGGTAAAAACTTCTGGGAGTGTTGGGTATGTCAAACTCGAGGTCAATCCATACGTTCTTTACTTAAACAGTTAAAGACCCCTAAGGATATAGCTGCTACTATTTTAAAGTACCTACCTAAAGGTACATTTACAGAATATAACGGTCTATCTATAATAGAACTCCCGAAAGAGTACCAACCGCTACATTCGGCTTCTAGTACTTCGGTTGTTGCAAACATAGTTAAAAAGTATTTATATGAGAGAGGACTTTCCGATAATGATTTTATTAAATATGGGATTGGATATGCAACAACTGGAGACTATGGAGGAAGAGTTATTATTCCGAGTTATTCTGGATCCAATCAACTCAATTTCTTTGTTGCAAGAACTTATGACGGAAATTACTTTAAATATAAAAACCCAGAAGCTTCTAAAGACATAATATTTTTTGAGAACCTTATCAATTGGGACCAACCTATAATACTTTGCGAGGGTGTATTTGACGCTATGGCTATACGTAGGAATGCTATTCCTATCTTGGGAAAGAGCATCTCTACTTCATTATATAAGAAAATCTTAACAAGTAATGTTAAGGACATATACGTTGCTTTAGATACAGATGCTAGAGATAAAGCAATAGAAATAGGAGAGAAATTTTTGAATCAAGGTAAAAGGGTATTTCTCATTAACCTTCCAGATAAAGATCCATCTGAAATGGGCTTTAAAACTTTTACTAATTATGTTCAATCTGCTGAAGAATTAGATTTAAGTGGTTTAATGTTACATAAATTAGACCTGTAATGAATAATATATTAATAATTGCTGCAGGAGAAAAGTACGTAAATATTTTACTACGTGATTATCTACTACTTGAAGGCCGAGCTAATATAACAGTTTATACCGACGCAGTACAAAAGATTAAGGAAATTTTACCTTTTGCTGATATTAGAAATTATGAATATTCTACTTTTAGGTATTTTGATAAATTCACTTTAACTTATTTACTAACTCAAGAAAAACAAACTCCAGTTTTATATTTAGATGTAGGGAGGTTAAATGTAGATTTCTACCGTGCGTTATTAGACTTTGATGCAAAAAAAATTAATCACATTTATACCAACAGCAATTGGGAAGGAATAGAATCAGCAAAAGAACTTTATAATTTAAATAGTCCTTACCTTGAGTATGGATATTTTAACAACATACTTGACTTAATAGAATCAGATAAAATTAATTTAAACAAAATAGTACCGCTACTTGAGAGAATATTTATATTTCCTTTCGATAAAAAAGTTAGTAGTGTACTAAATGAACTAGAAAAAGTAAGAACAATATTTGAATTTAATAGTACTAATAAACAAAACGTATACACAGGAGTAGGAAATGGAGAAGGTTTAGCACTGGGATATGCATTAGCTAAAACTAACACAAAAAGTTTCTTTTTAAGAGACATACCTATTAAACCTTTAAGTGTAATTTAAATTATGATTAAACAAGGAATGAATATTCTCGAACAAAACGAGAAAAAGAGATTAGATTTTAACCCCGATTTAAAGCAAATTAATTTTTTAGACCGTAGAGTCTATAAGAGAGGCGAAGGAGTATATTACCCGTCCGTAACCACAATACTCCAATATATGCCCAAGAATAAGTTCTTCGAAACATGGATGAAGGATGTTGGGCATAACGCCGATCTTATCATGCGTAAGGCAGGTAAGGAAGGTACTCAGGTACATGAAGCTTGTGAGAAACTTGTACTAGGAGAAGAAGTATCATGGATGGATGACTACGGTAATGCTAAGTACTCTCAAATTGTATGGGAGATGATACTTAAGTTTGCTGACTTCTGGCGTACACATAAACCTGAACTTATATCAGCTGAAGACTTTGTATGGTCAGACGAACACAAATATGCAGGTACAGCAGATTTAGTAGTTAAGATGAACGGTGAAATTTGGCTATTAGATATTAAGACATCAAACAGTGTACATAAATCATTTGATCTTCAGTTAGCTTCATATGCTAAAGCGTTAGAAGAGTCTAAAGGAGTTAAAATAC